TTACTTACCATCTTCTGAGATGATGCATCTCCTGGACTCATTTGAAGTCCTAGAACCTTGCATCCAAAGCAACCTTCAACATCCTCTGGATGGTCTAATCTGTGTCTCATACCGTCTCCACTGTGTAACCTGCAGCCTCAAGGCTGGCTTTCTCTCCTGGGCTGACTTCATAGGAGTATCCCCCCATGTAAGCCTCTTGAGCAGCATCTACCTCTTCTGAGGATGGATAGCGTACTTCGTAGTACTCGCCATCTATCTTCAAGACTGTGATGCCTCTTACGAGCCTGTAGCGGCCAAATAGACGGCCTTCACCTGCAGGGCCTTCGCTCACTGTAGGTGTTGTGAATCTGTATGCCATTTAGCCTCCTAAGCCGTTTTATGGATAGAGCAGGAGTTACCCCCTGCCCCACCCATCTAAATACTTAGATTATGGACGAACTGATGAAGCAGTCTCGATGCGGTATAGCGCCTCTTGACGGTAGATTGACCAGTTGATGATACCGTGCCAGCCGACTGGGCGGAAACGGTTCAACTTGTCTACAACGTTACCAAACTCAATGCCTGGTTCCTTCCATACTGCTTCAGCAAGTGCTTGCTGTCCTAGTACGTAAGTGTTGTAAACGCGTGCCTTTGGAGTAACTGTAAGTGTGTTTGTTCCAACAGTTCCTGAGTTAGCGACAGACACTGTGAATGTAGTGTTTGTTGCACCAACTGAGATTGCTGTAATCAAAGCGCCTGAACCTACGTTAGTACCAGAGATTGCATCTCCTACCTCAGCAAGACCACCGAATGCAGCGTTTGCTGCAACGATTGTGAACTCACCTGAAACACCTGATACTGCTGCTGCAGTAGCAAGTGCTGTTAGTGCCTTACCTGATACTGTGTTTGTCATGCGTGGTGTCTCGATGAAACGGACACCTTCCCATGCGCCTAGTTCACCAGCGAACAATGGACCAGCACTCTGGTACTCATGTGGTGTACGCCAGATGTTGTTACCTGTCTCTGTACGTAGGTCATGTGAAACTTCTGGGTGGATGTATGAAACATACATTCCGCCACGAGGAACAACATTAGCAGCACGCAACTTTGTTACAGCGTAACGTACGTCGCGTCCCTTGAATGTGTCTGTTGTGTCAATTGTTGACTTAGCAGCAGTTGTTGAAAGTGCTCCACCAGATTCACGGATAACGTTTGTTCCTGCATCTAGGATAGCGGCAATACCGTTATCTAGTGTAGTTGCCATGTTGAACGCAACTGCGTTAGCAATCCATGGGTCAACGTCAGCAAGAGTCATAAGTGACAACTTGCGTGTTGGAAGTACTACGCGACCTAGTTCTGTCTGTGCGACATCTAGTGTTGTAGTTGCTGGTAGTGCTACTGCATCTGGGTCTACAGTTTCAGCGAGTGTGGCACCTGCGATTGAGGTGTCAGAAATATCGTTGTGGAACTGGAAACGAATTGAAGAACCGTCGTGAGTTGGGTTTCCGATTTTCTTGTCCGCGATTGCACGGAACTGTGGTGTTGAACGTAAGTTGAGTTCAATCAACTTGTCGTACGCCATAGTTACAAGATTGGAACCTAACCCAGAGGTTGTAGTTGAAAAGACATCAGCCATTTGGCGATATCCCCTTTCTGGTTAGTGTGCGGTTTTACTGACCGCTGAGTATGGATAGAATCTCTTCTTCTGTATTTGCATTGGCAAGACGATTTTGTAAATCGTTAGAAGAAGCAGGTGTCTCAGCATTAGTTAGCACAGAATCCATTCTCTGCATAGCAGCGATATCATTTTCGTTAACTGCTTGCTTAGGTGCTGGTGTGTATCCGAAGACCTCACCATTTGCATCTAACCAAGCGTTGATAGCATCTTCAGATGCCTCGATATCAGATGGAATAAACTGTGCAATCTTTTGATTGACACCTTTGGATGTAAGTACATCCTTTAGAATCCGCTCTTTTTGGGCCTTGGTGAGTTCACCATATGATGTCTCAAGGTCTTTGTTTCTGCGCTGCTCAGCCTTTAATTGCTTACGTAGTCGCTTAACAAGGTCCGAATCTGATTCAAATACAGGTGTACTTGTTTCGTCATCTTCTTCGTCATCTGCCCAGTAGTTGTCGCGGTTATCGCTCATGCGATTATCTCCCTTTTAGTAGTTGTCGCACACCTCAATTCAGATGGGGTATCTGCATTGGCTTGTACTATCGGTCTATTACGCCCTCTGGGGCCGATTGGTCCAGAGGGGATTCTTTTATAGGAGTCCTGAAACTCCTGCGGTTCTGAGAGAACCAGAAGTAACTCCTGATGTTCCCTGGAACGCTCTTAGGTTTTGCTCAGCAAGTCTCTTGCGACGTTCCGATGCTGTGCCTTGGAACTCTTCTGCAAGAAGGCTGCTTTGGATATCAGATGTGAGTGCTGCATTAGATGCAACCGTTCCACCAGTCTTCTCATAAATCTGAGAGAGCGATGTAAGAGGTCGCAAGTCCTGAGCAACATTTTCAAAACCTACTCCAGCAAGTTGCGCAATCTGTGCATCGTTGTAACCCTTGCCAGTCAGGCCTGCTGCTAGTTGCCTAAACTTTGCTAGTTGCGCAGCATCTGTAACTATGCCACCAGTCTTAGCACGACGAAGTGCTTCTGCTGTAAATACACCACTCTGACGATTAAGTTCTAGTTGCTCTTGACCAATCTTTGGGTCCATATAGAAATCATTAAGGCCTGCTGCAGAAGCAATAAAGCCTTGAGCAATAAGTGCTTGAACCTGGAATGGGTCTGCTTCAAGTGCTTTTAATTGAGCAGTTGCTGCGTTCTTAGACAAATCTGTTACTGTTTTGCCATTCTTAACATATTCCTTGAGTGCGTCACGTGCTATAAATTTAGTGCTAAGTTTGTATTTATCGATTACGCCCTTAGCGCCTTCAACAAAGTTAAACAGTTCATTTGCACTCTTAGGTGTGACTAGACCTTCATTGAGATAGCCATACTCTGTATAGAATGGAGACTCCATCTTTGTTCCACTCTTGAGAGTGTACTCTTTATTGTTTAAAAAGATTTCTGTGGCATTGTCATAGTCAAGGCCATCCTTTAACAAGTTATTAAGAAATGTTGTAGATGAATCAAGGATTGCTGATGTAAACCCTAGACCGCGAAGTGCAGCCTTAAGGACGTCAATGTTAGTTGTTGGTGCACCAGTGCCTATGACTGGAGAGTTACCAGTACCACCTGCTCCACCACCGCCACCAGTACCGCCACCGCCTGTACCTCCGCCACCAGTTCCTGTACCACCAGTTCCAACAGTGCCAACGCCTTGAACGTTCCAGCCAGTAAGACCACCATCTGCACCATAGACAGGTGATGGTTGATTTATTAAAGTACCTGCTCCTACTGCAGAAAATGAAGTTGCTTGAGTTGGTCCACCAAATACACGTGAACCATACTTTGCCACGTTCTCTGGAGTATTAAGTGCACGATAGAGTTTCCACTCACCACCTGATACTCCGCCAATCCAAGAGTAATAATAAATAAAATTAGCATCTTTTGCTGGTGCTTCTGGACGTACTGCAAAGTTAAACATTGGGTCAGTTGCTGCACGTTTTCCTGCTGCTGCAGCCTTTGAAGCAACGAGAGCAGCCCTGATGTAAGCCATCTTTTCGTCCTGCGTCATATCAGCACGCTGTTTTGGAGTCAAATCTGCATAAGCAGTCTTAGTTGGGTCTGGCTTTGCTGCTAGTTTGTCTGCTGCTTCTGCTTCTTTAGCATCTGCTACTTGTTGCCATGTTGGACCAGTAAGCGGAGCAATTCCAGAGTTAACAGGTTCTGATTTTACAGATGTTGCAACTGATACTGGAGTCTTATCAGACCCAGGAAATCCACTAGAAGCATAAGCACCTGCGTTAGAAGAACCGCCCATAACTCCGCCTGTTCCAGCCACTACTGGAATTGGAGCAGGTTGGGCTGATGCTGCAGCAATGCCAGCAGCAGTAGTTGTATTAACAGTTGTAGGAGTCGTTGCTGCTTTAGCAACAACAGGTGCTGCAGGAGCAGCAGTTTGTGTTGGTTTTGCAGGAGTTGTTGATATCCCAAGAATCTTATTTTCGGCAGCGGTTAATGGTATACCGCTTTGTAATTTTTGAACAGCAATCTGAGCATTTGCTGGGGCTGCAGGTGCAGCGGGTGCGGCAGGAGCAGGCTTTGCAACTGGTGCTGGCGCAGGAGCGGGTGCTGGTGCGGGAGCAGGAGCAGGGGCTGCTGCTGTTGTTTTACGTGTTCTAGGTGCAACTTCTCCACCATCAAGAATCATTAAGTCTGGTCTAATAATTAATGGCATTATGAACGTCCTAACTTGCTCTTGATGCTTTGAGTCATATCTACAGCCTGGTTAACTGCTGCTGCTGTCTTGCCGTAATCAGCATGGTTCATAACCATCTGATTTAGTTCAAGCGCGTTAGGCATACGATAGACACCCTTATCATCTTTGAAGTTAAATACTTGCACAGCAAATGGGTCATCTATTGTGAAGTTTTTTTCAAGCATAGAAGATAGACCCTCTAGCATTGGCTTGACATACTTGTCAGCATCTTCACCAGCGTTAATATACTCAGCAAGACTCATATACTTAGAAGCAGTTTGCTTGCGAGCACTATTCTTATACTGAGTTAGGTACTCATTAGCAGCGTTTGCATCTGCACTAGAAAGAACATTCTTGATAAGTGGCTGTAGTGTTACTAGGTCTGGAACCTTTGAATAGTTAGACCTGTGAAATGCTGCAATTCCATCATAAAGAGTCTTAGCAGCGCCACCAAGATTATCGACATTCCAAGCAGCATCAGGATTGTTATTAACTAAGAAGTCAGCAAGGAACTGGCCTTGTTCTTCATTAGTGAATCCTTCACCCTTTGCTGTTGTAGTTCCAGTTACAACTGTTGTATAGCGGTACTGACCATTCTTGTCCTTGGCAACTAAAGAATATTGTGGATTACCAAATCTATCAATCTGCTGCTTACCCGTTGTTTTATCAATAACTGGCTTGCTCTTCTTATCGTAGATAGGAGCCTTTTCAGTTTTAGTTGTAGTAGTTGATGGTTGGTCCTGGTCTTTAACTTCATTATTCCAAGCATCTTGAAACTTCTTATCTAGGTCTGCGCTGGGGTATGAACCCCATGTAGCAAAGTAAGAATCACTGTAGTACTGACGAGCATCACCAAGGTCTTTAAACTGTAGAGCAGTCTGAATCTGCTTAGTGTACTGAGTAGTAGTATCGGGCTGAGCAATACCAGCACCTTTAGGCTTGTTTGAAATGTAACTCTCAAGGAATGTAAATGGGTCTTGGTTGACTGCAGCACCAGCAATGATAATGTTACTCAATGCGTTGCTATCAGTTACTGCTGACTTACTAATACCTGATACACGAAGCAAGTTCTGCATGTACTCAAACTGATTCTTAAATCCAGGTTGAGAGGACGGAGTTTTATTAAGAGCCTGGTTTAATCGTTGCGCAGCCTGTGCCTTGGCAGTTCCCTCAGCATATGCAAACTGGTAGAACGGGTCATTTGCAGTGTAAATAAATGCTGAGTTAAGATTTCCAGTACCTTGAACATTTGACATTTGAGCAAAGGCTGTAGGACGGACAGCATTGGCAATACGAGCAGCGTTGGCAGCACGAGCAGCGTCTGCGGTTTTGTAAACTGGACCAGCCATTACTTACTCTCCTTTAGTATTCCAGCAAATACCCCGTAATACATAGGGATAAAGTCGGGGTTTTCTGTCATTAACTTTTCTCCTAGTGAGGTAAGTTCATCGCGCATCAATGTTGGAATTCCACCCTTAGATGAAAGTTCAGCATAGTTGCTAACCTTAAGTTGGTTTAATAAATCTTTATACTTGCTAAACAATGGGTAGAACTCAGAGAGTTGCTTGTAGACTGGTGATGCTTCAAATGCTGGGTCTTGCAAAGCCTTCTCAATGGTTGCTACACGAGCATCAGATATTCCTGTTACAAGGCTATCTACTGGCTTAGCGCCACCAAACTGCTTGTTTAGTAAGGCAACTTGTTCGACAGCCCAGTCTCCTGTGTAGAATCCAGCAATCTGTCGCTCAGTAATCTGACTCTTAAGCATCGCATAAACCATGTTTTCTGATTCTTGCATGATTTCAGCAGTAGATAACTTACGACGAGCACCACTTTTAACCTGCCAATTGTAGTACTTCTGAGAGTATTCTCCACCTGGGAAGAAGAAAGGAATCACATCTTCGTTAGGTCGTCCATACTTATCAGATGCACCTGGGTTGTTATTCAAGAAAGTCCAAGCATCTGCTTTACCAGAAGTTCCTGGTGTTGTTCCGCTAACTGCCACAAGAAGGTTGTTAGCGCCAAATTGCTCAGCAAACTTAGAGATTGCAACACCTTGGTCTGATGGATATCTATCTTTTAACTTCTGTAGGTTGTCATAAAGCATAGTCATCGTCATAAAGTTCTGCTTGTTTTCAGGGTTTTTAACACTTGCAAGAACCTCTGTCATTGGAACAGAAGGTGAGATGCTTGTGAATAGAGCATTCCAAGCACCAAAGGCTTTAGCCATTCTTGTAGCATCATTAAATAATCTTGTACGCTGTGCGTCATTAACTAATGCTTGGTCTCCACCATATTCACCTGTTGAGGCTAGGTAGGCAGCAAAGTCTTTAACGTTGCGTAGTGTGGTTGCATCATTACCTTGGAAAGCAGCAAATCCTTTTTTCAACCATGCAGGAAGCACTAGGTCTCCAGGAGTCTTAGGCTCACCAAACGGAGTTAGAATGTCTCTAACAATGTCATCTATTGGACCGAAAGCAGATGTTCTTCCAGATACTTGATAGGCAGCAACCATTGCAGGTCCAAAACCAGGAACAACTGGGTTAACAGAACCAAATGCTAAGTTGAGAGATTCTACAGGAGAAGTAACTTGGACTGCATCTTTAGCATTGATACTTCCACCAGCAAGTGCACCAAGGAAGTTTCCAACCAAAGGCATCTTAAAGTTTAATTGATTAGTGTTATCATCCTTGTAGATGAATCCCTTGTTATCATCATATGTCATGCCAGTTGTTTCATAGATAATATTTGAACCTTGTTTAGTAAGCGAATCAAATGCTTTACCAAACTTGTAGATAGGAACTGGGTTAGACCAAGTAAGTTCTCCCCATTTAGCAAGAGTGTTATAGTGTGCTTGTGCAAAGGGGGCTACAATACGAGCAGCGTTAGCCCACTGTTTCTGCTTTGCAGCATCGTAGAATAGACCCTTGACATACTCAGAAGCCTGGTCTGCAGCAATACCATCAAGAGTCTTAAGGCTTGCTCCACCTTTGTGGACATAGTTAAGATTCTTCAAACGTTCTTTAAGAGTCTTGTTAATAACACGAAGCCCTGGTGGAACTCGACCAATAATCTTGCCAGAAGCAGTTCTATTAGGAGCAAAGACCTTATTGGCTGTATTGCGCAACTTGGTTAGTTCTGCTGTATCTAACATATCTGCATAGCCTGCAATGTAGTCCCAGTAAGCAGCATCAAACTCAGGACCAAGGTTAGCGTTGCTTTCAGCACGGGCTGCAAGATTAAAGAACCAGTCAGTAAACTTGTTTGCTTGCTTCATAAACTCTGGACCTGTTGATGTCTCAGTAACGTTAGTTACTACAGAACCAGTTAGTTGTTCACGCTGGAATATACTTTCAACTTGCTTTACATAAGCCTTTTCAGCAGCAATAACTTGCTCACTTGTTAGTCCTGTTTGACGGTATGGAGTCTTAATCTTTACTGCTTTACCAGCAGCGGTAGTTGTAAGTGCTTCTCCGTTGAGAATCAAGTCCATGATTAGGTTCTTTTGGGAACCTTGTCCACCTAGAAGGTTAAGTTGACCAGCGTAACTGTTAGGTTGAGTCTCATCAAATAGCCAGATAAGAAGATTCTCACGGCTAATGTTATCCTTAACTGCACCTGGACCTGTTTCTAGTCCTGGATTCTTAAGAAGTAACTCACGCATTCCGTCATTGTCATCATAGATTGCTGATACGAATTCTTTAAGTTTATTTCCTGGCTCATCAAATGTATTGATTAGGTTATCAACATAGGCATCTTTAGCCTCAGGTGTGTTCTTTCGCATAACAGAGATAACATCAGGCATGAACTTATCTGCTGAGAAGTTATTAACAGTCCATGCTAATCCGTTAAAGAACTCAGGATGGTCAACGCCTACAGTCATGTAGGCTTTCTGCTTGTTAGCACCACGGCCGGCCTTGCCATAATCGCCTAAAGAACTACCACGCATAAGTGCACGGCGAGCAATAACAGACCTAGATAGTTCTACTTCTGCATCTACTGTCTTGAAAGACTCATTGAGTGCGTTGACACCATACTTAGAACGCTTTACAAGAGACTTCTGTAATGCGTTGCCTTCTGGATTGGCAATCATCATAGAGATGAAACCAATTGGGTTATTAAATAAACTGTAATGTCCTGAGAAGAACTGACGCATTTGCATTTCAGCAATGTTACGGAATACGTATGATGCACGGCCAACTAACTGCGCCGTACGCCAGATATCATTTGTTTCTTCAAGGAAAATCTTTGTAGACTTTGCTGCTCCATATAGAGGAACGTTAGTCTTGTGTGCAACCACTGCTTTATTAATTGCACGTGAGTCTGGAAGGGTAATAACATCGTGAACTAACTGTCCTTCACGGATACCCTTATCTAACTGGATACTCTTGCCACCAGCATTAACAATACCAGTTCCAGCGTTGCTAATAGAAGTCTTTAATGCATAATCTTTAATAAATGCTTCTTCGCTACCAGCAATTGATGCAGTCTTCTTAAGTTCATCAATCTTGTCTTTAGGTAGGCTAAGTGTAGAACCTACCTCATCCATTAACTTACCAATACCACTAGCAACTGCCTTAGCACGCTCAGCATTTGTTGCAGCCTTGAATATAGCGCGTTGCGTCTCAGCAATAATCTTTTCTTGTACATTCTTTCCAACAATGCGCTTGATGCCTACAGAACTCATCCAGTCCTCAACACCATTGTTGAGTCCAGTTAAGTCATTGAGGTTAAGCGCTGTTGTACGAATGTAGAAACGTCCAAATGCTTTGTTAATGTTCTCTGCATAGCGGATTGCATCCATATTGACTGCAGGGACCATACGAGCAACAGGGTTAGTAGCAATCTTAGCACCAATAGATAGTGCTTCCTTTACCTTAACTGGGTCCTGTCCTGGTGCAAATTGATTTAAGAAAACAGTGAATACTTCATCAGCATTGCTAGCAACAGTAAGTTCTTTAACCATATTGTCATCTAATTTGCGATTGAATAGTCGCTTAAGACGGACAGTATCTGTCTCTTTAGCAATCAACTCAGCAATAGGTTGGAATTGACGTCCAAGGATAAACTTGAGTGCCTCTTCTGCCCCAGGAGTATCACGAACCTCACCCATGAAGTTATCTGTGATGCCCATTTGAGCCATGATTGATTCTCTGTAAACATTGTTTTCAGTAATCTGCAGTTCCATCTTAAGAAGTCCCTTGATGCCTGCATTTGCTGGGTCTTGAATAAGTTCTTTAAGGATTTCTGGGTCTTCTTGTGCCTTATCGCGAAGTAACTTAAACCAGTCTTCTTTATCCTTTAAATCTATCTGCTTGCCTAGTAAAGTATCAACTTCATTTTGCAAACGAACCAATTCAACCTGAGGAGCCTTGATTGAGTCTATAACCTTAATAAGATTAGGACCTAGGTTAGTTGGGTCAAGTACTTCTGCTGCAGCATTGCCAAATTCGGCACCCTTTGCAGCAAGACGCTTAGTATTAGTGACTACTACGCCACCAACTTGTCCATAAATTGAACGGATGTTTGAGAATCCATCAACTTTCCAAACCTTTGCAGCCAAATCAATTAGTTCTGATGACAACTTAGGGTTTTTGTACTCTGCAATTCGTTGTAGCAAAGTAGAAAAAGGTGTTGCTGCGGTTAATTCATCACCAGTTGTAAAGATAGAACCAAGGAAACCATCAAGGTTTGCCATATCATTTCTTAATTCAGTAGATAACTCTGTTAGAACACGAAATTCTGCTTCGGGTCTACCCTTAGCCATCTTATCTATTGAGTCAGCAAACTTACTGCGGTTTAATGACTCAGCAGTACGCGTTTTTTGGTTAGCACTTATAAAGTTATCTGCAATATCGAGCAGTTTAAGTTCTTTTCCTGTCTTAAGTGTAATAGCAAACTCATCTGCTACGTTTCCAGCAGCATGAACACCTACAGAAATCTTACCTATCTGTGGAACTTCGTCCATAAGGATAAGACCTTCAAAGAATCCACCAGTGTTCTTCATATCTGCAGCAAGAAGTGAGATTGCTTTAGTCAATTCACCAGTCTGAACCTTAGGATTTTCAACAAACCATTTAGCAATAGCATTATTAGACAGGGTTGCTTCTGCTGCTTTGTCTACACCTTCCCAGGCATAGATATCTTTATTAGTATTAAGAAGTTTTTTAAATGTCCCAATTTGAGCATTGGTAATTGCAGTCTCAGTAGCAATAATTTCTTGCTCTAACTTCTTGTACTTAGAAGAATATCGCTTGTAAGGACTTGAAATCTTCTTGTTAAGTTTATCTCTAATAATCTGGTTAGTATTTTCAAGTTCGTCAATTGCTTCTTTGGCCATGTTATCAAAGCCACTCTTAGTGGCATCGGATAATTCCTTGGTAAGTGCAGTGACAGTCTTGCCTTGAGTTAATAGTTTTCCTACAGCGCCAGGACCAAACCAAGTTGATGGGTCTGCTGCAACGTTTAGAACTGCGTCTACAATTCCAGATGAAATATGATAGGCATTGCTATTAGGGTTCATGCCAATACCGTTAAAAATGCTACGCCCAATGGTAAATGACTCGCCATTAATCTGGCCATACTTACCCATTGCTCTAGCCTGTGCTTTGCCTACCTTGGTTTCAGGTGAGATAAAGAAACCAGAACCTGTACCTTTGCCACCACTAGCAAGTAGTGAACCAAAGGTTGTTGCTTGAAATGCGTTACCCATATCTGTAATTGCATCTTCGCCAGCAGTTAAGTTACGAATTCCTACTGTTGCAATATCGTATGGCAAGCGTAGTCCTGCAAAAGTGGTACGAATTGTACCCTTAAATGGATTGTAGACTGCTTCTCTAAAAGTTTTTTCCATAGCACCTAAGACACCACGGTCAGGCTTTACGCTACTCTTAAGTTTGTCGACTTTAAATTTCTCGTTTTTAAGTGCAGCAATACCGTCAATAGTTGCAATCTTACCCAAACCAGGAGTATCAGCATTCAAACCTTGACGGACCATTGCAATAGCAACGTCGTTACTTATTCCAGGGTACTTGTTAGTAATAGAAGTAAGGTTTGAGAACGATTCAGGCGTTAAGGAAGCCACTTGGACTTCCATCAAACGCTGTGCAGGAGTTAATACTTTAGGATTAGCCATTAATCCATTAATTCCATTTCGTTAAGTGCTTCAACCATCATGAACAGTTGGCGTGATTCAGGATTAGCCTGAGCCATGGCGCGAATAAACATAGAATCTGGATTTAACATTTCAGCAGTAGGTGCTTGTGCTTCTATACCACGACCAGGACCAAACTGTGCACCATCTGAAAGAGGAACACCATCGCGTCCTGAACCAGGTGTAAAGACATTGCCAGAAGGAATTTGAGATACAGGAGTACCTGTATTCATATTTACGCTAGGAACATCAGTAGATGCCCCACCAGCAAGGGAAGTTAAATCTTGACGATTAGTGTATGCGCCACCAGTTGAATTCTGAATCTTTGCTTCGCGTTGAATCTTTGCTACGCGCTCAGAAACATTATTATCAGTACGAGATGAGTTTGCACCTACACCTGAGACTTTTTCATTAATAGCCATTAGTCTTCATCCTCATCCATGTGTTTTCTAATATCATCTAGTGTTGGTGCCGATACCATCCATTCAGGACGCATCTCTTTTGCAGATAAAATCCATAATGCATTATCAACTGTAAACCCTGCTTTGCGCAAAGATTTATAAAATTCGTGTAACTCAATGGCATACTGGTCTAGTTTTGAGTAGTCTTCATCAACTGCTCGCTTCTTCCTTGTAGCCATTTTATCCCCCTAAGCCTGCTAGCATTGTTTGCAAATCTGGTGGTGGTCCCTGTTGTTGAGGGGCCCCGCCAGAAGGTTGTCCAGGAGCCGCTGGGGACGGGGGCGCTTGCTCAACTGGGCCTTGTGAACCTGGCGGAGCCATCTCCGACTGTGGAGGCTGTTCAGGTGTTTCCACCTTAAACACTGCCAACGCAGCAGACTCTATGCTCTCCCCTTTACGACGACGTTCAATAACGTCGGCAATATTCTGGATTAACTTAGTTGGGTCTTGACCCTGTGCTACCATCGCTGGGATTGCTTGCGCACTTGCAGTAATAGATGCAGTAAGATTCTCGCGCATCTTTTCGATTTCAATACGCTGTTCTTCCATAGTAACGTTAACGCTCCATGGTAACTCGCGACGAATGAAGTCCTTAGACACTAAATCAGCACCTAATGCTTGGAGAGAGAAAATTAGAGCGCGTGAAGGGTCTAATCCAGCCATCAAGCCATATCGGACTTCTACCGAAGTATCGCCCTTAATGTCCTTGCCTGGCATGTACTTTAACTCGTACGGTGTTCCTTGCGCGGTTCCTCTAACTGTCTTCTTTTCATTGAAAAGGATTTCATCCATTTCGAAACATAACTTGATGACATCTTCCAACACCTCAGCAAGGACTGTTTGACCAGCCTTAATCTGAGAGTCGAAAGCACCAAGTAATGCCTGGACACCTTGGCCAGTGATAACACTAGCGTCAATGTTTCCAGTTCTACCCTCAGGATATCGAGCACCAAGTCTTAATTCTGATTGGAGTGCTGATTGCTCCTGGAAAGTAGCAGCGGGAATATCCAAACGGACACGCCCAACACCATTAGGATTTGTAGTACGGATGATTGCATCTGGGCCCATAGGCATATCCAGAACGTCATCAGGTACTACAAGTGGAGCCTGGATAGACTTTTCAGCCGCTTCCATGGCAAGGTTAGCAAAACGAGCACGAGCAAGTTGTACGAAGATTACATCATCAAACTGTCCGCGAGGCTTTCCATCAATAGATGGACGCTCTGCAACAACTACGGTCATCTTACCCATAGGATTTTTAGCGGTACTAAGAACTAAATCTTTACGTGAAGGAACATACAAGACGATTGAATCTTTATCCATATAGCGGATGATTTCAATCTCTTGGTTCAAGTTCTGGTCATAGCCAAACTGACCTAGGATTGCACGGTCAAACTCAGGGAACTCATTGACAAGTTCAATCATTGTCTTGTTGTAACGCTTAGCGTATGCAACTAGGCGGCCAAAACGGTCACGCTCATAGTAGACACCAGTTGGGTCTTCTACGCGGATACGAGGAAGGTTAGAGTCCCAATCTGCCTCAACATGGATAGGCAAGAAACCATAGGAGAAGTACTGGTCAGAACCTGGGTACATCTGAGTCTGCAAACGAGATGTATAGACATAGTTGTTTGCAATCATGCTGCGCTTATCAGCAAACTCACGAGCATTATCTGAGGTTACATTTGTAGTAGAGCAATTGATAGAAGGTAACGGTGCTAGAACTTCTGCCAAGTCGCGTGCTGCGACATCGATAAAGTTAGCAACCATGGCATGAGACATTCCCTCAGGGAACATGTCAGGAAATATCTCGACCATCTTTCCCTGGCGCACAGCAAGTACGTTAGCCATTTGGGTATCGCGCTCATAAGCACGATGCTTCATAGACTCCACGCGGCGTGCGATGAGTTTAATGTCTACCATTGTTATCCTATTCGTATTGAGCAAATTCGTAATCGTTTAGATTTATCATGTAACGATTACCTTGTTGTTTGGGTGTTGCCCACTTGTTTGGTATGTGACTTTGCCCCATACGTGTTGTACTGATTACCTCACGTGCACGCAGTTCACAGAACCACAATGCCATAACGCAGTCAGTCTTACCCTTAGTATCTGGCTTCCAAGTAATTAATTGTTGGATTAAAGCCTTGACACCCTCTGAACCATCTTGCGATGGAAGTTCAATTAAGTTATCATCTTGATGTACATTGGTACGCATAGTCCCAAACAGGCCTGACATAGCAGCCACACCGAAACCAGTATCCCATTTGTTCCTACCAGTAAACTGGCTTGAGAACCTCACACCAGCCGAAGCAAGGAAGGTACGCAATACTTCATCTAAAGCATAAGCCTTCTGATGAGCGTTAGTTTCAATACGTAGTTCTTGAGGATGGTACTTGCCAACCCAGTCCTCAATCAATCTTTGAATCTTTTGAGGAGTTGGCTCTTGCATATTCTCTACATCAAGCACGTAGCGTTTTCTAGTCTGACGGTCAACCGTCATAATAACAGCAGCGGTATTACCAGCCATCGCGGGGTCTAAGCCCATGATGGTGTACCACTGACCTTGCTCACTGGGGTGACCAGGAGTTCCAGGCTTTAGAATCCCTCGCTTGCGCATCCTATTGACTGAACCTTGGACACATGCAGGGGGAAAGATTGAGTCTTCTTGGACGTCTTGCTGTTGATAAACAAGTGCCCAAGCAGAAGGAGAGACCTCTGAACGTCTACGAAACAGTGCTGGCCCATTCCATTTAGGATAAAGACCGTCTTCATCGGGTAGTAAGTCCTCATCTGAACCCTCCCATGGGATATTAGACTTTGGCCAAAGGGTAACCCATTTTTCGGGATTGTCATTGTACTCCAATACTGCTGGCATTGACATGTATGTAAACGGAGTCTTGCCACCAGTCCAGTGGTCAGGGTTTCTAATCTCACGATATAAATCATTTGAGGCAATACGTGTGCCCACAATCAGCAACTTACCAGAATCACCCAGACGGGTAATTACATCTCGTTGGAGCCAGAGAAGTTGCTTCTCCCATTCATGCGCGTTTGAAGTCGTAACAACGTCGTCCAGGATGATGAGGTTGGAACGGGCGCCAGTAATCTGGCCACCAACTCCGAGTGCTTGCACAGTCGGGTCCTTCTCGGTAGAATCACGAGAAAGGTAAATCCTATCAGCCTTCCAAGTATCCGCATCCTCTTTCCATCCTCCGACAGAACCATAGACGGATTGCATTTTAGCCCACCGCTCATGAGACAGGCGCTGCTTAATTGAGTATAAGTATTCTTTGGCGCGCTCTTGAGTCTTTGAGACGATGGTAATCTTGATGTTGGGGTCCATGGCAATGCGATAAACACAGTAGTTGACCGTGATGACGGTAGACTTGGCATGCTCGGGGGGTACGTTTATTAGGAGCCGTTTGCCAGAGGCAGGCTCATAGACCATGCTCTCATGGATGTAACTTGGCTCACGTCCTTCTAGGACATCAATCCAAGAACGGTGATGGTCAAAGATAGGGCTGCCTAGGAACTCCTTCGAAAACTCCTCAAAGCCTATCTTAAACTTAGCGTCCCCTGTGACGATGGAGAGGGTTTTCTCTCCTTCAGTTCGGGCCTTATCTAGGGCCTTCATGAACTGCTCGTCTTGGCGCCAGACCTTCATGACATCAGGCTTTCTATCAGCCCTAACGATGGCATCTTGCAGGTCTAGCCCTTGCTTAATAAACTCTAAAACCTTAGCCTTGGCCTCACGCAATGCTATGACATTATGGTGCTCAGAACCTTTGCCTGCAGCCATGACTCCTCCTATAAAACCCCTATATGAAAACGGGGTTATTACCCCTTTACCGCTCGGCTTGTGAACAAGCCTCGCTAACCCCCGTGTGTTCGTGGCTGGCATCCAAGCCAGCCCTTACGGTCTGTCTTAGCCACCCACTCACAGTTAGATAAACTCACTACGTAGTTGCCGTTCGTTTATCCGTACATATATACTAACCCGTTCAAATACAAAAACCGAACGGTAGTATATACCAAATGTGACTAAAGTCACTAGAAATATACTACCAATACGGACAATACGGGACACTAGAGCCTAAATACTGTAAAAATAATTTTAGGCGATAGTGTATATATATACGGGGACCGTATTAATAGCACTGGGGTCGCCACTGCGACCACGAAGTATTTCTGGCGAATAGGAGTGCGAGGGACGAGCACATTCGCGTTCTTGGGGGGTCGAGGGGGGCTTTGCCCCCCCGCGCTTTTAGTATTTCGCTGCGCGATGTAGTAACCATCGGCAGACACCGAGCCGCTTTAGCGGCGAGGCGATTTTATTTTGTGTTGGGGCTTATGCGTGGGGGTTTGTGTTGGGTGACTATCTGCTCGGGGCTTTCCGTTCGGGCTTCTATGGGCTTCCTACGGGCTTTGAGGGGTATTCCTTCGGGGCTGGTTGGTGGTCGGATTCCGACCGTTTGGGCTTTGGTCGTGGTGTTTTGACATTGGTTTGGATGTATGAGAAGATTCTCTTATCAAGTCGGGCGAACGTCTCGAATGGTGGAAATGGAAAAAAAATCATGACAACTGCAACATCAAAGCAAGTAAAGACAGAAGACACAGCGAACAAGGCTCTTGCGCTCGAATTGGGTGCAACTATTAACGAGGGCGCATTTCGCGCTTGGTTCGATAAGTCCGCTGAAATGGTTATCGCTGGTTCACTTTCAACTCGTGGATGGGCTGCAACTGTTGAGGCTTGCGAGGGTTCGACTTTCGCTAAGGGTTCATGGCGTTCATATGTCGTGGATGCTTACAACTTGGGAAGCCTGAAAGGTGGCGAGAAGGTGAACGTTAAGAAACTCGTCACCACTACCCAAGATGCGCTCCGCGTTATGAGTAAGGCTGAGTTCAAGGAGAATGTGCAGATTGCGCGCTCATTCGCTGATTTTGGTAAAATTGTGGACGGTTTAACCGAGGACAAGGCAGAAGCCGAGACACGCTCAGCAGGTAAGGAGACAGCATCCGAGAAAGAAATTTCCGCGAAAATGAAAGCGGCCGCGGTTGATTTTGATGCGGTTGTAACTCTTGCGCTTGGACTCTTTCAAGAATTGGAAGGTGACAAGGCACTGGTTCACAATTTCGAGAACGCTGAAAAACTGGGTCGCTTGATTAAGGCTCAGATTGCCAACTCTCGCGCTCTATCAGTCGCGCATCCTGTGAAGGCAAGCGCATAATTTAGGCGGTCGGTTTCCGACCAGACCCCTCACCCTTTCGGGGGTGGGGGGTTTCGCCATGTCCGCACGCGGACGGCGCGCCAAAAAAAAAGGTTTGTGTCCGACAGTTTGTGTCGGATGGTTTGTGTCGGGGCAAGGGGGGATAGCCGTAGTCGTCTGCTGAATCTTATTTTTTAGGGGGGAATAGATAAAGGCGCGAAAGGTTTGTGTCGGGTTAGGGTAGCCGTAGTCGTGCCCTGACCATTTGACATTGGTTAGCCACTAGCGTATTCTTATCTCAATGGGGATAACTATGTCCTCATTAACTGGTCGGATTCCGACCACTACCCGAAAGGTTCCAAATGTACCTAACTACACTCGACCTACTAGCAGTCATGATTGCGCTAGTAGTATCTGTAACACTCGTAATCACCACCGCAATCGCTAACGCACGCATCACACAGTCTCGCGACTCATACCGCAAAGCATGGCTAGATAGCAAGGCAGGTAAGTAATCATGGCTAAAGTGACATGGTTCGAAGCCTATGAAACTCACTTTGGTTATGATGCATCCATCTTAGAGTCTACTCGCTCTAATAACTTTCTTGATTGCATTATGCTAATCGGAGATAGAAGCACCCACATGACCTATGAAGGCAAAATCTATGTCGTTACTGTTGATACAGATTTAGACGGCATACCACACTCAACCCTGATGTGTGGCTTCAGTACCTTCAGAACCGCGCCAATGTTCGGCTATGTGGACGATACAGAAAGCATGGCTAACTTCATTGACGAATTGCGGTCGGAAACCGACCAGACTATCTACGACTCATTCACTTGGGATGATGATTATCGTAAGTTCGTCATAATCACACACTCTGACTATCACTATGAAGGAGATGAGTAATCATGGAACTAGAAGGCAAGAACGACTTGCTCATGGTGCTTATTGGCTTAGAAGCCGTAAGCGAACTGCTAGATAGCGATGAACGCATGACCGACTATCGCAGAGATAGTTATGCCATGCTGTTCAACCGAGTGGCTGAGGCTTATGCTGAGATAGCCACCGCAGAAGAAGAAAGCCTTGTCCATGCAATAGTAGAAGGGTATGTGGAATTATGACCGAAGGCTACGGTTTTATAGGTATCGGCGTCTGTCACCGTTGCAGCATGTCCGAGTTCCTATTCGTAATATCCGAATCCGACTATGGCGCTGAGCAGGTTCCGCGTTGTAGAGATTGCCACAGTTACTATCGTAACGAACCTATCCCAAGAATCCCACTCATGGACGAGACTCCAACCTGTGATGCTTGTAATAGACCTGAGTTCATAGGTGAGCGGTCGGATTCCGACCATCGCTGGTCTTTCATATCTGCTTACCTAGCAGATGCAGAGACACAGGTGACAGTTCACCTCGCTTGTTCAACCAAATCTGCTCACTCTCACAGTTGTACAGATTGCAATACAGTCTATGCAACTACACGCAATAGAGACTGGCGTATATTATCGCCAATCACTAACTCACAATTCGTGACACTCACTCAGATAGAGGGAGACATGCGTTGTGACAGTTGTACCTCAACCTACTATGACGAGAATGGTGGGAGTCATAACTTCTCAACCTGTCCATCCTGTGATGACACATTCCATAATGACAATGGCGCATGGTATGACGACACACTTTACTGTCAGAATTGCCACGATAACTATGTCTACACGTGTGATGAATGTAGTGAGGAGTATTGGGATGGCAACGGACACGACTGTTCGGAGCCTGAGGATGAGGACAATGGTTCTATCCATAGTTACTCGTACCGACCTAGCCCGTACTTCTTTGGCAAGGGTCAATACTATCTCGGCTTTGAGTTAGAGGTCGAGTCACGCGATACCTCACGCTATGAGGGCGCAGCCTTAGTCGAAGGCATACTAGGCTCTCATGCGTACATGAAAGATGATGGCTCACTCTCTGATGGTTTCGAGGTAGTCACCCATCCGCATACGCTTGAGGCTTATCAGACTGACTTCAACTGGGACTTCATCCCTAAACTCAAGCGTGAAGGGTTCCGTTCATGGAATACCGACACGTGTGGGCTTCATGTGCATGTATCTCGTACCGCTTTTGGTACTGGTGAAAGTCCATGGGGTAGGGCTGACCGCGACCAACTTATCCTCAAGCGACAGGCTCATGAGTTACGATTCATGAAACTTGTCTACGATAACCAACGACAGGTTGAGCGTATCGCTGGGCGTAGTGGCAATCACTATGCAACCTTCCAAGACAAGGGCAAACTTGTCGGCAAGGTTAAGTTCGGCAACCAATCCAACGGCAGATACTCGGCTATCAACACCGAGAATGATGCAACGCTAGAAGTACGCGTGTTCAAGGGTTCACTACGCAAGGAGAGGGTGCTATCTGCCCTTGAGTTCGTTACTGCATCCGTTGAGTACACTCGTGACCTCAAGGTCACATCCAAGAATCAAGCCCTGACATGGTTACGCTTCACCGCGTATGTATCAGATAACCTTGAGACTTATCCCAACCTAGCACTAATCATGAGCGAATCGTTCGCCTCTGATGCAACACCTAACGAAAACTAGGTGGTCGGTTTCCGACCACAGAAAAGAGTAAGCCAATGTGTATGTTATGTGTAATCCCACCCAATGTAATTCCGTCACGTGAGAAGTTAGAAAACTCTGCGCTCAACAATCCACACGGATTTGGTTTCGCTATCGTAGTACCTAGTGAGAATCGTATCCATAGTGAGCGCACTATGAACGCAGACACTTCTATCAATCGCTTCTTAGAGATGCGTGCTAAGTATCCTGAGGGATACGCTATGTGGCACGCACGACTAGCCACTCATGGCTCAACGACAGTAGACAACTGTCACCCATTCAAGGTAGGTCATGATGAGCGTACCTACCTAGCACACAATGGCATCCTGCCTATTGTCGAACCGCAAGGTGACCTGCGTAGCGACACTCGTATCTTTGCCGAGGACTTACTACCTGCTATCGGTGGTGTATCTGCACTAGATAACGACCAAGTATTCAATCTCATGGAGGACTTTACCTCAGGCTCTAAGGTCTGTATCCTCACAGTAGACCCACGCGCTGAGGCTCAGTGCTACCTCATCCACGAAAACAAGGGCAAGGTAGATGAATCAGGTGTGTGGTGGTCTAACGACTCATGCTATCTATCTACCTACGGCAACACATGGCGCACTATCAGTCCAACAAGTTTCGGACTTACGGATGATGAGGAGTTCTATGCTGACTGCAAAGTATGCGACACAGTGCTACTTGATAAGCCCAAAGACCCTGCTGCAATAGACTTCTGCCCTACTTGTGGTAGTTGTTGGATGTGCATGGTCTACAAGACCGATTGCCTATGCTATCAAGGTAGCAACTCTAGCAAGGGTGGCAACTGGTGGAACTCTGATACGCAAGGGGCGTGGGGCTGGTGAGTAATCAACCTAGACACATCCCTGTACCGCCTACACCGTACTATTATGGTGTACGCGCTGAACTATTCCTGCATGATGCCGAACAAGCACTCAAGCAGGGAGATACAACCGAACACGCAAGACTCATAGCGCGAGCCACGCACTATGCAGGACTTGCCCAACAACTACCAATGGAAGGTCACGCATGACCAACTATAAAAATACTAAATGCTGGAAGTGTGACCTCGACTTAGTTGTCGAGGCGCACGACCTAGCAGAACGCAACTACTGTAACGCCTGTGCATGGGATAAGATTGCAACTGGTCGGTTTCCGACCACAGGTGGTATAGATGTTTGATAATCACATACCAATGTTCACCAATCAGGCACTATGCTCAGACAAGGGTTACAATCCTGATTGGTGGCATCCGCAAGAGTTAGCAGGTCGTGGTCGCAAATGGAGTCACACTCCTGAGGCTACGCTTGCTCGCGACATCTGTTCTGTATGTCCTGCTAAGCAAGAGTGTAGAGATTACGCTCTGCAATACTTCAACCTTACTGGTATTTGGGGTGGCATGGACAGACTAGAAAGACACGCTATGCAGAAGGGTCTAAGGATGAATCCAATGAATTGGACAGATACCTATGAGTCTTCTTGCTATGGCGTACCACATAACATGGGAGAATAATGTACACCAATCACGACAATGACCACTTCGTTGAAAGTGTGGGTGAGCAACTGCTTCTCATGCTTTGGACTTCAATCGCAACACTAACCGCAGTAGGTGTAATCTTATGGATTGCACTATAGTGGTCGGTTTCCGACCAGAGAGGCACGACAATGAGTGAACAACAACCCGTAGGTTATGTAACAAGCACTACATTAGATGATGGCGAAGTCGTTATCTATGGAGTCTTTGAGACAGTTGATAAGGCACTAGAGTTCGGCTCTAAACTTATTAACTGTGTTGCATATCCAATCTATCCACCATCACTACACTAAGGAGATAAAATGTCATACGAGCCACCATTAGATGATGACATAGCACTAGGCAAGGACGAAGAAGAAGAAGAAGAAGGATATCAAGAACCTGATAGGATGTGGGGAGATGAGTAAACCTTATACTTTCTCAGTTACTATCATGGACACAGAAGAAGAACGCAAAGAGCCACTATCTGAACAGCAATTAAAAGATACGCTCTGGGCTAGCATAGAGTATAGAGGTACTCTAACAGTACTAAACATAGTAAGAGATTACTAGGTAGGTAATTTTGGGACTTACCTAGTATTAAGTGGTCGGTTTCCGACCACCTGAGTCTGCTCTTGGAAGGCGGTAGACTCGTAGCCCCTCATCCTTAATTGGGTGGGGGGCTATTTTTATGCTTATTTTTTGACGTACTTGCCTGTCTTATGCTGGCATGTGCAATCTTTGTATTCACATTCTGCATGAAATAGAATTGCGATTGCTACGTCACCCACTGAGTTGGCTGTGCCACCTGCTCTGCATCTAGTACAAATCATGGTACGATTAGTCCTGACTTGACAGCAGCGCGCTTCTCGGCGCGGTTGGCAGGGGTCGGCCCCGCGGGAGCGGAAGTTTGTGTTGGATAGACCTCGGCGTCGTCCTGAACTTTCCCTGCATACTCGGGGGAGAAGATTGCAGCACCTTGCACAGCATCAACATACTGATGGAAGAAATCAATGAAGATAAAGACCTGTGAAATTAAATTCTCAGTTACATCTTTGACATCTGTGATGAGTTTTAAGTCATCGGCTTCAAACTTATCAGTCCAAGTCTTGTCCGATAACTTCGTCTCCAAGTTCTTGTAAATCTCCGTCACTTCTTGTATCTGCATTAATCTGCTCATTGACCTGCTCCTCTGTATAGTCCCATTCCTTGCGTGGTCTTGTACCACCCAGGAAATTTAATAGATTGTTTAAGGCTCTGTTCACACGCATACGTGCTGCATCTTCGGTGATGGCTAATTCCTTTGCCAGGCTAGCGTTATCGCACCCATCTCCGAATCGAAGATAGACGATACTTAACTGTTCTTGAGTCAGTCGCACTAGCGACCTCTCAATGTCAGCCATCATTGCAAACCAGTTACCACCTTCTGATGCAACCTTCTTAGCCTTAGTAAAACCTAAGTCAATCATTGCTGGTGCATTAGTATCCTTGCGTAGTACAGCAGGCAACAACAACTCAACAACCTCACGGTCATAGTAATAGTTATCTTCTACTTTATAGCCGACGGCGCGAGCCTTCTCACGCTGACAATAATCTTTAGCAGCATTACGCAGTGAACGTGCTACCAACTTAGTTGATTGTCTAACATCAATTGCTTCCCACAGTTTAACTTTGTTAGGATGTTCTAAGAACCATAACCATAACTCTTGTCTAATATCGTCAGCATCACACATGTGAAACTTACGAGAGAACTCATAGGCAATAGAGCCAACCATGTTGTCATACTTATCGGTGTCAACTACCACTTAAATGTTTTACCATCCACTGTGAAAGATTGATTAACGATAGGAACTAACTGTGGTGTTACAGTTTTACCATCAACGTGCAAGATACCAAAGCCTTGTTGCCATGTGAATAGCCCTGCCTTGATGTACTTAGCATTACGGTAATCCATTAGGTTACCAAGTTCCATACCCCATACAGTCTTAGGCTTACCACCACGGTAAGTCTGAGTCTGATGTGTCAACCCCATGCGGTGCGTGTGACCACACACGACGCTCATACCTGAACGCTTTGCTAGTCCCAAGGCAGTCGCACCAGCAGTGGGTTGCACATTTCCTTCATCCCCATGCATCAGCAACCAGCCAGGTGCTAACTCATAAGGGTCTACATGATACTTAATCTCAAGTTCATCAAGACCAAGAAAGTTTTCTAACTGCAACTCAGGCAAACCAAGTAACCCTGGTGCACGCATTGCAACTGTATTAAATAAGCGGTCAGTGTGATTACTGCGCACCATGTGCTCAACTGTTAAGTCGTATAGCACTTGGCGTGTAAGGTCTCTGTCACGTCCAATAGAACGCTCATACTCTAGTTCAGTACCCTTACTCCACTTACTGATTGTCTGCATATCCATTTCGTCTCCACAAGAGACGACTGTCTCAGGTTGATACCACTGGATAAACTTCGCCACTGCTTTGGTGGCTTCGACATCATGATATGGAACCTGCAAGTCGGAGATGCAAACAATGTTTTTCACTTCTTCTTCACCGCTGCTTTCTTTGCTGTCTTCTTAGCGCGACGCTTGTTCTCTAAGCCTACGTTCTTACTTTTAGAAATGGTTCGGAGATTTGAAATTCTGTCATCTCCTGCTCGACCTTTGTTGTTCTTGTGGTCGACTTCTGTTTTCTTTGGTAAGGTTTTTCCTGTGGCTTCTTCGTAATCAACTCTAGCCTTATTGCTAGAAGTCGTAACCACTGTGCCATCCTTCTTCTTTCTCTTAAAGACGTAGATTGGACGCCCACCATTTTGTTTACTGCCTTTGTATGGTCCGAAGATTTTCATTCTGTTGGCCATTTTCCTCTCAGTACCATCATTCCGATGATGGCATAGTTTGCTAGGTCTTTGAAAGAGTCTTCAAGTGATTCGTGCTTAGCATCTGAACCACTATCAGTTAGGTTGTTGATGCGTGCTATCTTGTCCCACATACGCACACGTAGCCCATTGATAGGACCACCAGGAGACTTAGCAATGTTTAATGGACCGTAATCTGCATGCTTAGTCAGCATTAAATCGTACAATTCATCAACGATTTCATACACATCTAGGTCAAACTGGTCTACTGCTTGTTCTTTCCAGATGAGTTCTTTAAGGTCTGCATTATTCATTCTCTTTTAATAGCCTTTCGATTCCGTCCATCACTTCTGACATCTCCGATTGTACTACACTTTCTTCGATAAAGTCTTCTAATTCATCACCACTTGCGTTAATCATCAACAAGGTTGCTGACTGTATGTGGTCATACATGGCATCTAAGTCACCCATGTTGGTCAACTCATTGAGTATCTCTAGGAACTGAAACAAGTCAAATGTGTATCGCTTGTTAAGGCGTACACCCCACTCATACTCAACTCCACAGTGCTCCATGAACTCATACAGGTCGCAAGTAACAAAGTCACAATTGGATTCTGAACACTCAAAGTGTCCGTCTACTGGAATTAACATTACTGTGCGCTCTCAATCTTGTGGTTAAAATACTCTGCGCCATGCAGACGATACATAGAATTCACATCTTCACCCTCAGGCATTTGCACTACCACAAGGTTACCCAACTCACGAGAAAGAGACTTGCCAAAATCAGTACCAGCATTATCCCCATCGGCAAAGAGGAATACCTTTTCGAAATCTTGCAGGAGTTTGGTGTAATGCTTCTTCCAGTTATTAACTCCTGGGACCCCCACCGCAGGTATACCACATACAGTATCGAGTGTGACCGTATCAATCTCACCTTCACAGATAGAAATAAATGAGGTCGCTCTAAAGAACGCACTAACATTGTAGAGATGCGTTGTCGCACCAGCCATTCCCATGTATTTCGGTTCTGATAGGTCCATTGAACGGAATCTAATGTCCACCACCCCTGAACGCGTAATATACGGAATCGCGAGCCTATTGAGATACGTTTCATGACCCGTTAACGGCTCTGAGACGACGCCCAAGCGTACGGCTGTCGCTTGCTCCATTGTTATTCCTCGACCTGCCAGATATTCTTCCGCCTCGCCCAATGCGCTGTGGTAATGCCTGGCCGCATTGGTTAAGGATTCCTTCTGCGATGCTGATTGCTTCACGAAAACCTACCCCCTCTTTATCCATAATGATTTTGTAGCCACTGCCTTTGTACTGACATCCATGGCATTTGAAAAGATTTTCTTGCAGATTAACTGCTGCTGATGCGTGTGAATCATTATGAAACGGACACTTCATCTTAGCCCAACCATTTCGGGTTGGAACTGTAGCACCATAGTGCTCTAGTATTGCAGTGATGTTCGGGTTTTCATCGTTCACTTGTCTAGTGCCTTCCTTAAGAGTTCTACCCATACATGTACAGGCATAGTTGCGTACCAGTCTCCAGGATTCCCCTTGCCTTTCCTCTTGTGCACAACTACGCCTGTCCAAGCCTTATCGTTAGTCATCTCGACTATCAACTCTTCTGTCCACCCTGCTAAGTCCATCTTAGCGTGGTTCTTTATCTCTATAGTAACACCAGGTATACCTGAGATGTCACCTTTATCAAGGGTCGCACCTGCTAAACGCCTGTCTACATACGGGAACCATTGCTTGAGGTATTTGACTACATCTCGCTCTGCTCCTGCACCTTTAGCCTTTGCTGCGCGACCACCCATGATTAATACCAGCCGTTGCGATTATGAAAGGCCAAAGCCTTTGATGGACTGCCGTAACGGTGCTTGATATATTTGAGACCTAAGTCAATCTGCTTATTCATTGGAGTATTCTCTGGCATATTAAGCATCTGAGGTATTCCATAAGCAGATGAACGAGGATTGTTCGCCGTGTAATCCCAGCGAGACTCCCTGTTCCATAGAGTAAAGAGTGACTTCCACTCATGATTACTCTTGTATTGCTCCAGGACTTTGCCCTTTGCAATCCATTTTGCCATCTTCTTCATCTCGGATATTGCTACTACACCAAAGATTGGCTTAGCGCAATTCTCTTTGATTGCTATTTGTCTTTCCAAAAACATCGCACCCACAGCGTGAGGCAAAGTTCCCACAAAGACTACAGCAGCCATTATCCAAGCATATGTTGTTAGTTTCATTCTTACTCCTCAATTGGGGCGGTTGCCTGTGTTCCACAGTCAGCACACTCCATATCTCTGAAATACATCCCAATAGTACCATCTTGTTCGAAGGCTACTTTGAGATTCCAAATGTAACATCCACAGATGCATACCGTGGTTGGTTCACCACGTATATCCATCGCCCTTGTGTAATCTGGCTTTAGTTGGTTTATATCTTTAGTCATCGTCATCTTCCCACTCATCAGGGTCTACGTTAGGAAACGGATTGCCCCAGTCAGGGTGAGGTACGATAGGGTCGATGATACTCATTTTAACCTTTCAGCGATGTCAGAAACATCCATGTATTCAGGGTTAAAGTTCAACCAAAAGGCAGTGTTGCCTGTCGGGTCTGCCTTACCATAACGGTTCTTAACTGGTGCTACGGCGATAAAACCAGGAGCATCAGAGCCAACAGTACAGATAAGTGCGGGCAACTGTGCAACCATTCCTTGTAGAGAGGAACGTGGTTGGCACGGTGTCCCGATGTAGGACTCCTTTGTATGGTGGAGTACTACAACAGCAGCGTTAGTATCTCTTGCGAGGTACTTGAGTTCTTTCAGAGTAGAGCGCATGTTTGCAAACTCTTCTCCGCCATCGTTAGCGATATCCATAAGGTTATCAATAACGATAAGAGTAGGTGAACATCCCCATAGTTCTTCAAACGCAGCAACCTCCTGGTCTAAATCATCTAGCGTAGGACTAGAATCAAAAGACCAGAAGATGTGCTGCGCATGGTCATTGATTACTTTCCTTGAAGTAGCAACCTCAGTCTCAAGTAAAATTTCTACATCAGATTGAGTCTTGCCAGTTATCATAGATAGTAATCGCATAGCCATTGTATGTGCATTGGTATCAGCACTGACGTACAGTGTTGGAACCTTTGCTCTCAATGCTAATGCTAAAGCAACAGAAGACTTGCCAGCACCAGGTGTACCAGCAATCATCGAGATTTCGGCACGCCGAAACACGACCTTGTTGAGTTCAAAGGTACGAAAGACAGTTGGTAGCGGTTCGCCACCTATGTCCTTAGTACCTACGGCGCGTGCAAGTGTTCTCATTGTTTAGAAACTATTCCATTCTGCATCATTACGACGAATAAAGACTGGCTCACACTGGTCTGGAGTTCCCTTTGGAGATGGGCACATATAGCCCTTCCATGGTCCCTTAGCACCCTGTCCCTGTCGCTTTGTCATAATACCATGGTGGCACTTCTTTGCTTCTGGTCCCATAGTATTGCCAGAAGTTTGTGTTGGATGTGCAGTGTGGTCTACTTGTGCATTAGGGTAAGAAGAACGAACGTTCTCTACTGCCTGTGATGCATTCTGTGGAGCACCTGATAGTGATTGTGCCATCTGCTTAAGAAGGTCTTGTGACTCCTCAACGCCTACTGCACTTTCTAGAGCCTCGCAGAATCCTGCGTAGGTCTCTGACGCTACAACGAATATACGTCCGTCATAGAGTTTGCTACTAACTTGGAAGTTACCAGTCATTTTCTATCTCCTCATTCATGTTCGAGTTTGAACTCTATGCGTTGCTATTAACATATTTACAGGAGGATGTTATACCACATCGACCACAGTTAGACATGTTAGGAAGGAAGATTGTTTCCTTGCGTGCTTTATCAAAGGTGTTGAGTATATCTTCTACTCGGTCTGAGTGCAGATTGGTGAGGTTCCATAACGAAACGTAACCAGTACGTGCATCCCAGAAGCCTGCCTTATCGACAGATATCCCTTGCTTCTCCAGTGCCCACGCATAGACAGCCAGTTGCAAAGGATGCCTCTGAGATGACGCACCAGTCTTGATGTCGAGGAGCACCCGATTCCCCTCGAAGTCCACCATCACTCGGTCAATGGCCATCTTCACAGATGAGTCATCGATTTCAATTTCATATTCTTTTTCAACGAAGTCTTCATAGACTGACCAGCCGTTCATGCGGAACTTAGCCCAGTTCTCTAACATCCAGCGACCTTCGCCATACCACCATGTCATGTCTTCTTTCTTGGCAAACTGCCAAGTGTTCATGTCACCGTTGAGTTCTTCGTCTTCTTTTACTTGGGCAAACCAAGCATCGTTCCAGACGGTATCAAGGTAGGCAGAGTCAAGAGTAATGTTGCCTGCGTTGTCATAGTTCTCGGTAGCCTTATGTACTGCTGAGCCACCAGTAAACCATACGGCGTGTGCTTCTTTAACGCCTTCGACTTTTTGTAGATAGTATTTCCAGCCACACTCTTGCCAAGTGGTTAGACTGGAATAGGAAATATGCTTAGGTAATTCGTTCATGGGATGACTGTAGCAGACCCTAAACTACCCCGCTACTCGAAACGGGTTTCTTAAATGCTGTCTGAGCCAGATTTTAAGAAACGCCCCCCTACCCCCCATAGAATTTAATGGTGGTTCAGGGAGTTGGAATCAGACATATGTCGTCACCGTCATTTGAAGTTTCCGCCCCACGGTTACCCGCCCTTTTATGATACACTAAGTCTCTAATCTTGGAGGGTTGAATGGCTAGTTACGAGTACAAATGTGAGAACGATTCAGAGGTTGTCATCATTACCAGGGGTATGACAGATGATGAAATCATACCCTACTGCGATACCTGCAATGACCCCATGACTAGGGTCTATAACTCTGCCCCTGTAAAGTTCAATGCTAAGGGTTTCTACTCAACTGGCGGATGATAACAAAAGTAAATTGACCTCGAGTTGAGGCGATAAGTACCCCTGACCCATACATTATGACCTGGGAGCCGTGAAAGTGGCGCAACTCGCCATCTTTCCGACCTGTTTGGGGTATCCTATGGACGACAAAATAGCCCCCCACTCTACTATTGCTAGTAAAATGAGGGGCTAGTTTGTAGGCTTTAGCCTACTTGGTCAAACCGAAGTCTTTCGCTGACTTGTCGAAGTACTTAGCAACTGGACCGATAAAACCTGCTGCGAAGGCGTAAGCCAACTTCTTAGGGTCTGTCTCTCCTGCTAGGTACATCGCAACTACCGCTGCACCTGCTGCACGAGCATATGACAACGAGACTTGCTTAAGTGTATTGATATCCATTGGTTCTCCTTTTTTCAAGTATAAAAGTCTTATGACTTAAATACAGGCTTGCCGAATCCTACCACAACTACTGCAGCAGATTTCTTTAAGGCAGGCCCGTTCTTCTTCTTGTAAGCACGCTTCTTTAGGCATACTTGCCCTCCGTTGCGCTGGTCACCCTTTTTATCTGGGGCAGTATTGCCTTCGATGCAGGTAACAGTACCGTCGCCATTGTCCCTGACCACAATCCCAACATGTGAGATTCGGTCTACGCCGTCGTTCGGGAAATCAAAGAAGACAACATCTCCTGGTAGTGGTGTGGCTTCCTCAGCCTTTTCCCACTGACCCTTCTTGATGAATGCAGATGCACCAACAACAGTTGATACGCATGAAGGAATCTTCAAGCCAACCTCGTTAGCACACCAGTTCACAAAAGAACCACACCAAGGTAGGAAGTTAGCCTTAGTAAAGGCTCCGTACTTGGTTTCGTTGTCCTTAGGTCCTTCGATTACACCAATTTCTGCTCTTGCAGTTTTGATGAAGTCGTTTCTTTGTCCCATTATTCACTCGCTTTCTTGTCAACCTTAGCAAAGGCTGCGTTGATTTCTTCTGATGTCAGGCTTCCGTCTGCTAGGTAGAAGCGGGCTAAAGTCTCAAGTACGCGGGCTGCACCTAGTGCACCTGCCAATACTCCTGCTTGCCATACTTCGATACCTACCAAGGAACCAGCACCAATAACTCCAAGAGATTCTGCTGCAATAACAGCAAAGATTCTCATTATTACACTTTTAAATGTGTCCATTATTCGTCCTTCGGGTTACGTAGTGGGTATGTGATTGCCCAGGCAATAAGTGTTCCACCAATGGCATAGCCAACTACTGTCTTGGCACTTCCATCAAGAACAACCCATGCAATGAACATGCCAAGCAGTGTCCAAAGTTGGTCAACCATGTCTCTTAATATTTTCAAGGCTTGCGTCTCCTTACGGCTTTAGATTCACCAGCAGAGGCTCCGCCTCCGCCAGTTGTACCGCCACCAGACGGGGTTCTGGTAGTGGCTGCTGCTGCTGCCATGCCTGCCGCATTAACGGCGGCTTGACCAGCAATAACAGATGCAACAATAATTTTTTCTGATTCTTCTCTTTCTTCATCTGACATATCAGCACCAATACTTGCAATAGCAAGAAGTGCTTGACCTGGGTCATTAAAGATTGCAGTTAGAAGTTCAGCAGGACTTTCAAGAACTACCAATGCTGCTGCTACCTCTGCTGTGATGACAACTTCATTGCCATTCTCATCCTCACGGACTTCTACAGGTGTAGCAGGTGGCAAGTCTTTGTACTC